ATGAGATTTTTTCTAACCATTTTAGCACTTGGTCTTTTGGCCTTCACTTGGACAAAGAACCCTGACAAGCCCGTTGCGGAAGTTCCGCAAGAGGTGCGCCCACAGCCCGAAGCGCCGACGCCGCAAGTGGAGTCCTCGGAGCTACTGAACCAGATCGTTTCCACTGCTGACAGTTCAAAGTGCGCTCAATACTCATTCAAAGGCCAAGGCAAGGCCCCAAAAGGATACCTTAGAGGAGTAGCCCTGTCTTACGCTCGTGCCGCCTGCAACGGCGTGGAGCTTCCTACGGGCGGCACCGACGCGACGGACGCACTTGTTCACTTTGGCATTTCAACAGACGATGATCTGCGCGCCACCTATGCGCTCTTAATCGGCCATGGGATGCGCGAAAGCTCCGGGCGCTGGTGTGTAGGCAAGGACCCCGGCGCGACGAATACGAGCGCGGAGACGTGCGAAGCTGGCCTATTCCAGACATCCCTCAACTCGACTTATAAAAAGCCGTACATGATGGATTTCTATAAATCAGTGAAAGCGAATCCAGAGGGATGCTTCTTCTCGGTTTATTCAAAAGATATTTCTTGCTCGGCTTCAAATTTGAAAAACTGGGGAACAGGCGAGGGAGTTGCTTTCCAGAAACTTTCTAAGGATTGCCCAGGTTTCGCCACGGATTACGCTGCAAGAATGATTCGAGTCGGACGAAAGCACTACGGACCTCTTTACAATACTTCAAAGTATAAAGCAGAGTTCCGTCACGAGTGTTTCGATATGCTTGGAGAGGTGAAAAAACTTGTAAAGGCAAATCCTACGACTTGCCTTTCGCTGCGATAGAGCGCGACGTTTTCCAAATTGATGCCGTCTGTTTTTTGATAAACGAATCAGGAAGCAAGTGACGGCATCTTTCAGTTCCGAAAGCCTGTGTGAGCTTGTAATACACCCATGCAGGTTTTCTTCCTTCGATTTTCGCCAAAGATTTTAATTCCTGAAAAACTTTCCACACTTCTTCGTCACGCTTCATTTCGACGAGGTCTTTTTCTTCATCCTCTGTCAAAATCTTTTCTTCAACTTCATCTGCAATTTCTTTTCCGCAATCCGGGCAGTGTGATCCACGGAAAATAATAAAGCAGTCGTGACAACGCTTCGATTTCTTAACGAAGTGATCTTTGAATCCGAAAATGTTCGGAGGCGGCTCATCGTCAGGGTATCCGAGTCTATCAACGTTTCCTGCGTGATCTAAAACAATTCCATATTCTTTTCCGCTTTCAGGATGCAAGCGAGTCACGCGACCAATTTGCTGAATATGCAAATTTAAACTCTTCGTAGGTCTAGCTAGGATAACTGCGCGCAATTTTGGAATATCAACGCCAGTGCAGAAAATTCCTACGTTGCAGATGATGTCTATCTCGCCCCTCTCCATCCTTTTGATGATTTCTTTGCGCTCCTCGTCCGGTGTGTCGGCATCACAGTGTTCCGCTCTGATTCCGGCATCTTTAAATTTTCTGACAAGGAACTTTGAGTGAGAGATGTTGACAGCAAAGCATAAAGTAGGGAGGCCATTGGCGAGTTTTTTCCATTGTTCGACGATGGAACCAACAAGATCGGCTTTTGACATTTCTTCTTCATTTTGCTTCTCGTCGTAATCGTTTGTTGACCTGGAGACTCGCATCGCTGAAACGTCAGGCATGTTTTCTTTCGGCGGACCAAAGAATTTCAACGGAACAAGGAATCCGAGTTCTGTTAATTCTTTCATCGTGATCGGATGAACGATTGATTCTTCGTCCTCAACAAGATGTCTCATATCTTTGTCAGGGTACGGAGTTGCCGTCACGGAAACGAAGAATGAATTTTTATATTTTTCATTCTGAATAAATTCTTTGAATCCGTCACTAGTCGCCATGTGAGCTTCGTCGACGATGATAAGATCGGCGTCAGGAAAAATCCCACGCGCGAGCAAAGTATCAATGGAGCAAACTTGAATTGGCAAGTGCGGACGATTGTTCCAGTGACCGTTCATCAAAACGCCGTGCGCGACTTTTTCGCGAACAAGTCGTTCGGAAGCCTGATCTACAAGCTTCCGACCACGAACAATAACAATGCACTTTTTCCCGCGCGCGGCAGCTTCTTTAATCATTCGACAGAACACGAAAGTTTTGCCGCCGCCAGTGGCAAGCCACAACAAAACCTTTCTCTTTCCAATTCTGAAAAGTCCTCTAATGTCTACGATTCCTTTGTCTTGATATGCGCGCGGGTCCATCTAATTTTCCTCGAAAAATTTATCCATGTCGAAATCTGTATGTCTTCCGAGTGCAAATCCGAATGCAAAAGAAACAACAGCCAGAGCTAGCGCCAAAATAAAAGATGCAAAAAGAAGGAAAAAAATAATTCCGTCCATTTAGTATGCCTTGCCACCGTGCATGCGCGAGCGAGTTCTGTTGTATTCAAGCTTCAATTCGATTGCTTTCACGATGTCGATTTTTTTCGCCACACAATACTGAATCAGCATTCTAAAGCATTCTTGAACTGACAACTCTGGTCCATATTCAGGGTGACAAAGTTGCGCAGCAATTGCAAACAAAGCTGCCGGAGTTTCACACTCAAGAATCGCTTCTTTTTCGCCGTGAGAAAAAACAATGTTGTCGATTTCGACGAGTTGAATTCCATAGCAACCAGAAACATCCATCATTCGGATTGCTGCGTCTGCAAGCTCAACTGTGAAGCCTTCCGGTTTGTGGAAGAACTCAATCATCTCGCCTTTTTTCTCGCCGTCGTAAACGCAGCGATACTGGTCAATTTCAAGACCTTCGCACTCGTAAGTAATTCCGTCTGAAACATAGTAGAACGGCGGCTTCCCGGCTCTATCCTCTTCCATCGCTTCAACAAGCTCTGAAATGATAAGCATTGAAGTTGTCGCCGGGTTTCTTGGCTTATCCCAGAATCCCTTTGCCTTGTTGTCCTCAAAGACTTGCGTCTTTATTTGGTTGAATCGCACTATCGTACTCCTTTTGAATTTCTGGAATAATTGCTTCCAGTTGTTTTGCGTTTAAGTTTGAAAGTTTCCCTTTTGATTTCGGATACTCACGCAAAAGAACGGACTCAAGTTTCCTTAAGTCCTTCCCTTCTACGATTTCGTAAACTTTATTGAATAACTGCGGCAGGGTCTTTTGCATAAAAACCGTTCGGCTTGTAAGCGTTTTTCATGAAGCCGCCGCCGAGATAGACACGGTCAAACAGCATCTTTTCACGGGCAACGTCCCCAAGGCAGTAAGTGATGCACTGTCCATACTGCCCTTTTTGCCACATAACCGGGGCCTGTGAACCGCAATCCGTTTTCATAGGCAAACCCATGGCATTGAGGTGATCGTCAAGCTTGTGGCCTTTGGCGAAGTTTCCGCCGCCACTGCCTTTGCGTGACTCTTCCAGCATATCGTATTGAATCAGATCAGTGTCAGGCTTCAGGACTTTGCCGGAAGCTACCAGAAGTGAGTCTTTGCGAAGAAGTGGGTTATCAAAGCCCTTTTGATTGAAAGCAACAACAAGAGTCCCAGGTTCATTGAGACGATCTGTGAGAGTTCCCATGTTGTCGTCAAGATAAACGCCAAACTCGTAGCTGCGATAATCAAAAGCACAAGCAACAGAAATACCCATCTTGTCGAAGTCTTTCCAGCCGATGTTTTTTTGGTCAATCTCATTCTTGATCTCCGCATCGAAAACAACAATGTTTCTTCCCATTAGATCACGCAATGATCGCTTATCAACAGGTTTAATTTCAAATTTTTCCATTTTTACTGATCTCCTCTACTAGTGGCACAAATAAAACTATCGGCGCAACTGGAATTAAAAAATAATGATAATTCTTAAGCTTTCCGTCCAAGATAAAGCTTCTGACTACCGTGAAAGTTAGAATACAACAAACACAGTATGAAATAGCACCCATGATAATAAAGAAAAATTTCAATCAATCCTCCCACTCGCTATTAACGACGATATTGTTTTCACTCAGGTAATTGGCATCTTTTCTTTTCGGCTCAACATAGCCAACATTCTGACGCAAAATTTCGGTAGCTTCTTCGAGCGTGATATTTTTGTCAAACTTTATGCCTAGAGATTCAAGCTTCTTTTTCTGTCTGTCTGTCGCTGGTTTCAAGATCAATTCCCTCAGTGAAAACAGAGCCCCGAGGAAAGGGGCTCTGAAAAATCTCTGCAATAATTTTTAAATTACTTCTTCTTAGTTTCTTTTTTGTCTGCCGCTGGAGGCGCTTCCGCCTTTGGTTTTTTCACGCGAGGTTTCGCCGCAGCAATCGGCTTGTACGCGCAAATAACGTCAGACTCGGAAATCATTTGACCGTTAGTCAACTGATACGCGAAGCCGTCTTTTTTAGTGACTACAGCGTCGATTTCAGAGTGCGCGAATGTTGCGTTAACAACTGGCACGTCTCCCGCAACCACTGTGTTGTCTTGAATTTTTACCAGAGTACCGATTTTAAACTTTGCTTTTGCCATTTTCATTCTCCTTTATTTATTAGAACGGCAGTTCATCGTTTGTTGTTTCCTCAGGAGGTTCTGTCTCTTGAGTCTTTTGTTTTTGTTCTTTTTTCTCAGCAGGTTTGCCATGCTCTTTTTGAGCAGCAAGGAACGCAGCACGGAATCCGACAGCTTTTAGGGAGGAGCTTACTTTGTCCACTGTCAGGCCTGTGTATGCAGAGCCGCCGATATTATTCACCCACTTGATACGAGGGTCAATGATCGGATTGCTGTTTTTATCAAGCTTCAGATTACCTTCAGCGTCTTTGCGTTCTTCCATCTCAATAGTGATCTGGATTTCTTTTTCATAGTTGAACGCAGCACGGTCAGTAAGTTCGCCCTGATCGTTTACTTTTTCCGAGCCGTTGTACTCAAGAACTCCGACGACTGTTTTCATCGTGTTCTCGATAGCGGCGTCAGACAGCCATCCAACCCATGTCAGAGTTTCCGGCATATCTGTTGTTGGCTCTGTGAACTCGAAAGAACACTCAAGACCTGGCTTTCCTTTGCCGGACTCAATGAAGCGAGCGCCTTTTAGTTTCGCATTTCTGCGGCCCGGTGTGATGTCTTTAATACCCATACCTTCTTATCCTTTGTTTGTGATTTCTCTCACTCTGTTTCTGATTTGAGTTAGCTTCGCGCCATTCTGACCAGCATCAGAGATTGATTTGTTAATTGCAGCAGCAGTTTTTTCGTCAGTAACAAGCGGAAGAAGTTCGATAAGCTCCGCATGGATTTCATCCACGGATGCCTGCTCAATAACTTTGCTTGTTGCTTTCGAGGTGTACGCCTTGATTTCTTTATAGAACTCTTCAGTGAATTCCATTTCAGCAGGCATCTTGTAGCGGTTTTTCGCTTGGAATGCCGGGCGTTTTTCCAGATAGACAGTTCTTTTTCCGTCGCCGTTGGCGCGTGAATCACTATCCTCGGATTTTTTCACATAGACGTTTTGCTTTGCAAAAGCAAGGATGTCAACCCATTCGCGCCACAATGAAGAAACGTATTCGTGACACTTGATCTCGAATCCGTCGTAGTTGTCCGCTGCATCCGGGTCTTTGACTTCCTTGACATGGCAGTGAGCCGTCACGATGATAGTCATGTTTCTTTTCTCGCGCAGGTCCGTCAGGATTTCGATCAACTCTTTGTGCATATCGCGAGAGCGACGAAGGCCGGAGCCATAACCGCCGTCAACAGTGATGATTGTTTTTCCAGAGTTGCCAACAATGTGCGCGTGTGCAAGAGTTTCAATCCAGTCCGCCGAATCAAGCACGAGGGTCTTGAACGTGTGAGTTTTGTCAGTGGCAAGCTCTTTCACTTTCGCAAGGAATTGAGTCCACGTAGAAACTCCCTCGATGATGTCAACAGGGTTTCCGTTCACATCTTCCAGTTGATCTGCTCCACCCTCGGGCGTGATGAAGACTGGATTGTCAGCCTTTGCGCCGAGCGTGGATTTACCAACACCCTCCGGCCCGTAAATCATAATCCGAGGCGGCTTATTCGGATTACTTTTTCTTGTTTGAATTGCCATTTTTGTGTGTTTCCTTTTTTAGCACTTCGTTGATTTTTGCTTCTTCTTCTTTAGTCAAATCCCGGTTTCCGCTCTCAAAAAGCGAAATATTGTATCTGCCCATATTTGCAGCATTCGCTAGTTTCATTTGAGAGAGGCCCAGGTCTTCGCGCTTTTTCTTAAGCGATTCCGGCGTCAATCCCACAGGGGTCCTCCTTTCGATTTGGAGACGTTATGTTGTTGTTGTTGTTGTTGCAAGAACTTTTTTTGGGTATTTCGCGGCGCTTAAATTGCCTATTTTTTAGGCTTGTGTTGTTGTTGTTGTTGTGGGAAGGTTTTTCCCACACAGAAGGAGACAATATGTCTAAACAGATGAAAGTGAAAGATATACCGATGCTAACTTCCGACGGCGTCGAAATCAAAGTTGGAACGAAGCTTTATGTTTCGCACCAAGAAGGAAGAAGAAGCGAACCTAATTTTGAAATCAAAGAGTTCGCAGTGTGCCTAGTGAATCCATCAACCCGAAGAGTTACGATGAAAGATTCTGACGGCAGAGAGATCAACTGGACGATGATGGAAAGAAACATGGCCCACTACAGAGGTAAAAAATCTTCCGCAGTGAAGGACATGATAAAGGAAATCGCGGAAGCAATCGAAGAACAAACAAGAAGATACCTTGCTGAGAAAAAAAATCTAGATTTACTAAGCAAACAACTAGAGAAAGCAAAAAGGATTTAAAAATGATGTTCAACACAAGACTTGAATGGCTACAGTGGCGCAAAGGCGGAATTGGCGGCAGCGACGCAAATATGCTGATGGGCGTGAGTAAGCACGGCACGCGCCTTGATCTTTACGGCGACAAGAGCAATCCAGAAGTTACAGAGGATGAAGGTAACTACATCACAGACAAGGGCAACGAGTACGAAGTGAAAATGCGCTCGACGCTTGAAATCTGGGAAGGAAAATCTTTTGCACCAGCCTTGTGCCAGTCAGAGGATTTCCCGTTTATGTTGGCGTCTCTTGACGGAGCATCCGAAGACAGAGAAGAAATTGCAGAATTCAAAATGGTTGGAAAAGAAGACTTTGAATTTGTGAAAACAACTGGTCAAGTTCTTCCTCAGTACAAGCCGCAAGTTCATCACAACTTAGCCGTCACTGGCGCGAAGGTTTGTCACTTCGGAGTTTGTTTGTATGAAAAAGGAAAGAAGTTCAATTCGGAAAATTTCATCGTAATCAAAGTCACGCCGGATTTTGAATACATCACTGAACTAATCAAATCCGAAATGGAATTCTGGAATGAGAACGTTTTGAAGAAGCGACCGCCAGTTCCGACAGATAGAGACTACGTGAATCTCAAAGGTCAGTCTCCGATCTTGACTAAATGGAAAAAAGTCCAAGAAAAGCTGGAGAAGCTGGAAGCCGAAGAAAAAGAATTGAGAGCGCAAATTATCGCAGAGTGTGAGAAGCAAGGTCACGGGCGCTACTTGACTTCAAACGTTCGGATTCGCCAGGAATCAAGAAAAGGTTCTGTCGATTATGCGAAAATTCCAGCCATCAAAGAAATGAGCGACGAGGATCTGGACAAGTATCGCAAAAAAGGTTCAACGTCTTGGAAAATGGAAATCATCACTGAAAAGGAAACTGAAAATGAATAAAGATTTTACTCCGGCAGAAGTAGTCAAATCTCTTCCAAGTGAAAACTTCGCATCAGTTGATCTTAAAGTTACGAAGTATCACTATGAACAAAAAGAGAGAATAGAGCTTGTTGTTTATTTTGAAGAAGGTTTTGTCGAAAGTTATTCGTCAGAGTCATTTTTCAAGAGATATAATTTTAAAAAACTTAGCAACGCATTCAAGGCGCAAAATCGCTTGATGCAAATTATAAAATCAAGACCAACTGAGAAAAGACAATCATTAATCAAGGCTCCATTCTAATGAAAAAACATTTCAAAAAAGAAGTTATCGACACGCAAATTCTAAACTTAATCACTCACGATACTACGATTAAAGTTTGTGCAAAAGTAATTGGCGACAATGCAAACGGAATCATGGTCAGAGTACACGAGAACTATCCAGTAACCGATGATGAAAAATTCAAAGAAGACGGATACTCCGAAAAGCAATACTTTTTGCCATGGCACAGAATTCACTGCATTGAAAACACTTTGAAAGAGGTAACAGTTGATGAACAAGGAAACATCATCCCAGAGCCAAAACTGGAAAACAAATCTATACAGAAAACTAGTCGCCGAAAGCGATAGAATAGACGCAGTGGAGAGAATTCGTTCTCTCCACCGCAAGGCCGGACGAGGTTCTGAGTTGAGATACAAAAAAACTCCACACAGTGAATATCCAGACTTGGAACTCGTCGACATTAAAAGCGGAAGCGTGATTTTAGCAGCGCGAACCGTGGACACAGAAAAAGGAAGGGAGCATTTTTTAGTATGAAACAAAAAAAAGGATACGTTATAGCTGGCGGAAGTTTACATCATGGAAAGTATTCACATATCGTTTGGTGTGGAAACGGACGATGGGTTGATTTGAAAGAAGGAAAAGGAAAAGTTTTCAGATCAAAAGGACAGGCTTACAAAAAAGCTGAAAAACTTGCTCTTAATAGCTACAGCTCAGCAGTTATTCACACTTCAACAATTTCTTATTACACAGGAAATTAAAATGAGCGGAGACCACACAAAAGCCCATCAAAAGCTAGTCGACGACATTCTCTTTGCAATCGGCTCCCGCGCGGACGTGCGCCTGTGGCCGCGCCATGTAGGGGCCGCAAGGGGCTTTGACGACGATGAATTCATCATCAAGTACGGAATCAAGGGGGAAACCGATTTGGACGGCGTGGTGGCCCCGTGGGGCCTTAGGCTGGCCATCGAGGTAAAGACCGGGGCCGGAGTCCTGAACGACGATCAGGAAAAATGGGAGCGAATGATAACGAAATTCGGAGCCATCCATATCGTTGCAAGAAGTGTTGACCAAGCAGTTGAAGACCTGGAGAAAGGAATAGCGTTGTGGAAAAGAAAGACCTTCGCAGCTCTGACGGCAGAGCTGACGTAAAAAAGTTCATGGAAGAGATCACAGAAAAAGAATTGATTGATCTTTTCGATGCGCACATCAAATCAGGACTGCGCGCGACCGAGTTCAAGAAAACAATTCCAGCAGGAAAATTAAACTTCAAAAAACTTCTGGAGATGTTTCCGACATTTTCAGAGATGTATAAAAAGGAGTGCAAAAACCCTACGCTGAAAATGAACAAGAAGGCTCTAATTGCAAAAAAAGTTCTTGAAACAATTTCAGAGGATGAAGTTTTCACAAGATTTAACGATCACATGATCTGCGGCGCATCTGTTCAGTCTTTCAGAGTGAAATTGAAAATGGGTCAAGTGAACTTCAGAAGACTTTTGAAAAAATATCCGAACTTTGAAAAAGTCTACAAGGCAACGGCAAAAGAAAATTGCAGAATGAGGGTTTTCTAAATGAACCCAACAGAGCAACAGCAAGCCGTAATTGATTCACACGAAGGCGTCGTTATTGTGAAAGCGTGCCCAGGTTCCGGCAAGACTTCAACACTCGTTAAGCGCGTGAAAGCACTTCCGGCAGATGAGACGAAAATCGTTTTAGCGTTCAACAAAAAAGCCGCTGACGAATTTTCCCACAGACTCGGGTCCGCATCGCACACCAAAGTCAGAACTTTCCATTCGTTCTGCATGCGTGCTATTTTAGAAAATCCTAAAGGATTCGGATTCAAAACGACTCCGCGTCTTTATCAGGACGTGCCGTTTTTCCGTCAACTCTGCATTGCGAACGAAGCCCCGCGCGAGTGGCAACGCTGGGAAGACGCGCAAGGAACTTGGGACGAGGATCTTGTCAATTACGCGCAACACGCTATGTATAGTGACGACCTTGTGCAAAGAATCCGTCACTTGAAAGCAACTCCGCAGCCGGACAAGATTGAGGAAAACACTTTGATTGCAGTCTGGAAATATCGCAAGTGGTTGCGCGACTGTTGTCTAATGACTTTCGATACTATGGTGATTCAAGTTGCCGAACACTGCGACTCTTTGAAAATCGCCGCACAGCACGTTATGGTTGACGAATATCAAGACGTTGACAGATTCCAGTTTGACATCGCATGCGCTCTAGCTCGGATTCCGAATGTGAAATCACTCGCAGTCGTCGGGGACCCGAATCAAAGAATCTACGCTTGGCGCGGAGCCTTGGAAAATGCGTTTGAAGACATCGAGGACCGCTTCCCGCAAGCAAAAGTTTTGCCTATGACAATGAACTTCCGCTCTGTCGATTCAATCATTCGATATGCAGATGCAATTTGTCCAACTGGCATGAGTGGTGTTCGTGGAGATGTTCCTAACTCTGTTGTTACTCCGGGCGAAGGTGATAACGCCGTTCAGATTCTAATCAAAGATTTGAGCGTTGACTATTCCAGTGCAGCGATTCTTTGTCGCTTCAATCGTGAGTGCGCAATGTGGAAGCTTCGACTTGCGCGCGAAGGAATCCCGGTCTTCGTTATCGGCGGCGCTGATTTCTGGAATCTTAAGCATATCAAGATTGCTGAAAAATTCTGGAAAGAAAAACGCAATATTGATTTCATTCTGGAAACTGAAGAATGGAAAAAGTTTGCAGATCAACGCAGATTCAAAAATGACCCTGACGCTTTGAAGGATTGCATTGACGATGTAAAATGGATTCTCGGCCTGACAAGTGCTGACATGAGAATCTTAAAAGAGAACTTGCAAAACGAGCGCGAAGGTCTCAGAGTTTCAACGATGCACAAAACAAAGGGCATGGAGTGGGACAGAGTCATGGTCTACGGAATCGACGAAGAATTGAAACGTGACGTGTATCTGTACTATGTTGCATGTTCAAGAGCTAAAAATTTAATGGTGCTAAACTAAGGAGGAAAAATGAAATTTATTTTAAAGAAGGACTATTGCCCTTTCAAAGAAGGGGAAGAGGTTCAAATGATTGACGATGCCTATATCATTTTAAAAATGGAAGACGGGCAATCGTATTCGGTTCCGAATGGACTTCTAGAGTTTAAAAAAGAAGAAAAAGATCAAGTGAAAACAAATTCACTTATCTCCGTACATCAAGAAATGAAAACCCTAAACATCGAGTTCAAATAATGAAAAAAGAATATCAAAAAGAGCAAGACGAAAAAAGAAACTCTCACAAAATGTGTTACGCACTTGAGAGCGGAAACCAGTGGAACCCACTAAAAGCGTATCCAAGAAATTTGCCATGCCCTTGCGGCTCCGGCATTAAGTTCAAGAAGTGCTGCGTCGACAAAATTCCGATGACAGTAAAGAAAAATTAGGCAATCCTATTTTTTCACGGGGAAGGGGCACAGATTTGCAAGTCTGGGCGGCCTTGATACAGTCGCCAGCCCCGAGAACCCACTATGTATCACCTTAGTATCGAGGATTTGAAATGCATGAGTTAGTTGAACACCTGAACTCCGAAGGCTACGGAGTTGACGAAGTAATCCCAGATGGAAACCTGCACAGGTTCAAAGTAGATCACAAAGATAGTAAAAAATCTGGATTCTATACAGCATACAGAAATTTCTCAGTAAAGACAGGCGAAGATTTTTTCGTCATCGTTTACGGTTCTTGGCGCGACAGTGAGTCGAAAACATTCTGCACACTCGCTGGAAAACTTTCAAAAGAAGACCGTCAAACAGTAAATAAAAGAATTGAAGAAGCAAAAAGAAAAGCAGAAAAAGAGCGACGCGAGAATCAAGAAATTGTGTCGAAGGAAATCTCTGCGGCGTTTGAAAAATTAAACTCAAGCGGTGAATCACTTTATCTAAAGAAAAAACAAATCGAAAGCGAGCTTGATCTTGGAATCAAATTCACATCACGAAACACAGTCGTCATCCCGGCGCGTGACATTGACGGTAGAATATGGTCACTGCAATCCATTGAACACGACGGAACAAAACGGTTTTCAACTGGTGGACGTGTTGGCGGTTGCTTTCATACTTTGGGAGATTTACAAGGAGCAGAAGTTGTCTATGTTGCGGAAGGATTCGCAACGGCTGTTTCGATCTATCTTGCGGTTAAACAAAGTGTTATCGTCACTTTTAATGCAAAAAACCTCATTCCAGTGTGCGCCGCTCTTAAAGAGCGTTACCCAGACAAGCAGTTCGTTGTCTGTGGAGATGATGACCGCGACGCTAAAAAAGCAGACGGAACACCATTCAACCCAGGACGCGAGTCTGCCGAAGACGCAGCAAAAAGATGTCTCGGAACAACTGTCTTTCCACAATTCGTAAAGACAGAATATAAATCAGATACAGACTTCAATGATTTGCATTGCAAAGAAGGACTTGAAAAAGTACGCGAGCAAATTCTAAGCGCAGAAAAAAATAAAAACCTTGCGCTGTATCCACTCGGATTCAGAGAAAACGATTACTATTTCACGTCAACTGAAAACGGACAAGTAGCGTCGCTCTCCGGTTTTTCTGAAACTGATTTGCTAAAGCTCATGCCGATTGAATACTGGGAAGCAGTTTTCCCGGCGAAAGGTGCGGGCCGCGTGAATTGGACAGATGCAAAATCAGTTCTCATGTCGAAGTGTCGAGCAAAAGGAATTTTTGAATCAAGACTTGTGCGTGGTTCTGGAGTTTGGCTCGACGAAAACCGCGTCGTTGTGAACATGGGCGATCACTTGATTGTCGATGGAAAAAATTGTGGAATGCGCGACTTGAGATCAAAATTTTTCTACACGCTTGGTCCGTCGATGAAAAAACTCAGCAAAAAACCGCTCACGGCGGAAGAGTGTTCAGTTATCACGGACGCGGCTCACATGTTCAAGTGGAGGAAAGATGACTTCGGATTCTTACTCGCCGGAGCTATGGTTACTATGCGTGTGTGTGGCTCTTTACCTATTAGGCCTCACCTTTGGTTGACAGGCGAAAGAGCAACGGGAAAATCTACACTCTTTAATCGCTTCATTGAACCGCTGTTAGGCCGACAGGCAATTCTCATTATCGGGAACAGCACGGAAGCTGGTATCAGACAGGAAGTGAAATCAAACGCATTCCCAGTTGTGATTGACGAATTCGAGAACAACGGCCCGGCGTCTGCGGAAAAAAATCAATCCATCGTCGACCTTTTGCGGGCGGCGTGGTCGGAAACAAATGCCGTGATCTTGAAAGGATCTGCCAACGGGATTGCTCAGCAGTATCAAGCCAGGTTCGCGGCCCTTGTCGTGTCCATTCGTCAGATAGGACTTTCAGACGCAGACGCCTCAAGGTTTGCCACGATTGAACTTGCTCCGCACGGCGACGATGCCAAGCACTGGGAAAAATTGGACGCAGCACTAAACAATATCAGCTATGATATTGGCGAGCGCCTTTTTGCGCGGGTCATCAAGCTGATGCCAGTTCTTGTCACCAATTTTAAGACCGTCAAAAAAGCGTTAACCAAAACGTCAGCCGGGCAGCGATTCTCAGACCAGTACGGAATGCTTTTGGCGGGCTATGCGCTGCTTTTGCAGGATGAGCCATGCACGGACAGTCAAGCGGACTGGCTCGTCTCTCAGGTGCGCCTTGAGGACGCAAGGGACGACTCTAAAACCGTGGATCAGATGGATGCCCTTGACCACTTCCTGACGACGAAGGTCAGCGTAAAAGGCGATGGAAGCTCATTTGATACGACAATCGGTTATATGGTGGAAAATCTTGGGAAGCTGGGCGCAATAGAAAGTCCAGTTCAAAAAGATTCCTTGCTGAACCTGGGCATCAAAGTGTCTAATGAGTTCTTAGAAGTAGCCATACCGGAACACGCCGAACAAGAGCGAGCTATCTGGAAAGGCACTAAGTGGTCGAAATCATGGCACAAAACGCTTGTTCGACTCGAAGGTGCAGAGATAAAGCCGTCAAGATTCTACGGAAAACTGAAAAAGACCGTTAGAATTCCTATGAAGTCAATATTAAAATAAAAAAAGTGGTGTTACCACTGTTACCGACTGTTACCGGGCCTCCGGTAACACCCTGAACCGCGTCAAGTACGCGGTTTTTTTATTCTTTTTTGTGACGCAGTTCGGCTGTTACCGTGTTACCAAGAAAGGTAGACACATTGAAGAGATTTATATTATATTATTATTATTATATTGAAATTCATCTCGTATGTATCTATATTTCTTGGTAACACGGTAACAGTAGTAATAACGTTTAAAATTATTATTTATTATTATATACTTAACGCCGCGCGTGCCGTTACCGTAGGCACGGTAACACCCGGTAACACTGGTAACACTAAACAGAAAGAAGGTTTTTATGCTAAAAATCACCAAATCAATCGGAATAGACTACAACCTTGCGATGGCAGTTGATCTTTTTGCCAAGAAGAAGGGCATCAAGTTTTCGAAGGTCGTTATTTGGGCCATTTATTGCTACCTTAAAGAACACACTAAAAATGACGCAGATATTCAAGAGCATCTGCGTAAATTTAACGAAAACGAATAATAATAGTTGCAAATTTTTCCGAAACCTCGGATTCTCTGTCTGTCTCCTCAGCTATCCAAGATAACTTTGTTATCAGGAAATTAGGACCCACCCCGATAGATAGCTTAGAGCATAAACAGAATCTCGCGGCGTAGTCCAAAAGAGTCTGGAAACGAGTTCTCGCAGTAGAACAAATTTCAATGCGGTAGGGAGTGGAACCATCCGACGGTTACAGGTGTCACGAGAGCTAAGACACAAGGTGTTTGTTTGATCTTTTCGCGAAGAGAAAAATAACCACACAAAGTCGAAAGATTTTGATTCGGATTCTCTCACCCTTTTTAGGGTTTTTATACCTTAGCGTTAGCATAACTGGTAATGCAATCTTACAATGTCCTAGGAAGTTGTAAGTTCTATGTAGGTTCGAGTCCTTCACTCTTCGGCGCCATTTTTTTATTTTGTTTGCGTTGCCTGAAAAAACACCCGTGAGCGTCTGTTCGCAGATAATTACTGAAACTCGAAAGCAACGCATTTTTTATGCCCCATACGCCAGAAAATGACGAACTCCTTACGGGGAGCAGGTGGTGAGAATCCACACGGGGAGCCTTTTTTTGAACAGGATTTCATTGTGAACAAAGGATACCCGAGACACTAAACTTGATTTTTGATTTTCGGCTTTTGCCGGGGATTGGAGAAGTTTGGAGTTCTCGCGTGTTTTGGGAACATGAGATCACAGGTTCAAATCCTGTATCCCCGACAAAAATCGAAAACATTCCAGGAACGAATTTGCGCAAAAAAAATCCACTGTATTTCTACAGTGGATAACTTTGGGGATTTGTGGATTTTGTTATTTAGCAGATTTTTCTTTTATCTCTTCGTAAATTTTTTTGATTGTAGACAAGGACTCATGCGCCTTGTGTACTTCGTAAATTGAATTATCGTCAGCGCATGCATTTTCCTTTTCTATTTTTTTTAAATTACTTTCTGCTTTTTTTATTCTTAACTTTGCGTACATTATTTTGTTTTTAAAAAAATCATCTAAGTTCATACATTCTCACTTTCGACAATCTTAATTCCGCCTTGCATTAGTAAGTTTTCAACTCCGAACACTGTCAACTTTTCGCAATGCTCGCAATGATATTTTCTAGCGTCAGGCTCAACTCCGCCGACAATCTCTTTTCCGCAAGACACACAAAGTCCGTTGTATTCATCGCGCATCTTTTCAAATTCACTCTCTGTTAATTCAAATCTGTAAATTCCGCCGCTGTCACGTCTTAGGATGTTCATCGCAGTTTCCTTTCGGAAGCTTGAGAATCTGTCCATACAAGACTCTCAACTCTTCGTTTGTGAATCCGTCAAGTCTTGCGCGAAGCAATTTTATTTCGGCTTTCGTGTGTTCTGGAAACTCGCTTTTAAAATCCGCTACAAGGCTTGCGATCAACTTTTCTTTTTCGGCGTATGCTTCCAGCGCATCCTCGCCAAACTCTTCAATAGCCTCACTCGCCGCTTGAATCAATTCTTCGTGTGTCACTGTCTACTCCTGTGAAAAATAAAATCACAAAGTGAACTCCAGCCGCGCCAATCACGGCAAGAATCACTCCTAAAAACTTAATCTCGTCCATCTTTGCTACAACTCCCAACTGCGCAGAAAAAAGCAAAGCCTAGAGCTATGAAGCCTAGGCCTATAAAAAATCAGAAAAAAATCTTCTGCTGTTATCATTCAAATTGTCTTTCGTTTCGGGAATTTTTCGTCGATATACGCTTCCAATTGTTCCAAAACTTTTTTTCTGTTTCCTTTGAATCCGAACTCTCTTTTGCATCGAGCAGTCACAGAGCCGCCGGAGTGTTTCATTCCTAGCTCTTCAAGCTTGATAGCGTGCTTTATAGTGACAAGTCGACGCATAGTTATTTCATCTCCTGTTAGGACTTTGCTCATTTTTTCACTTCCTGTCCGTATTGTTCCAAAGTTTTTTCAAGCGAGTATTCCACGACGTGCCGGAATGTCAGATTATTTTTTTCGCAAAGCTGCTGGATTTTTTCCAGCAACTCAACGTCAAGTTCCATTGAAATCTTTTTTCTTTTTGCTTTCGGCTTTAAGAAGTTCGACATATTTTTCAACTTCCTTTTTATTTTTTGCGTGCAACTTTTTTAGAAGTTTTTCGACTTGGCTTTGCGCTTTTTTTCTTGGAACTTTTTCCGTTAACTTTTTTGTATTGACGGATTGTGATTTGAATTTTCTTTTTGTTTTTCTTGCATCTTGTTTTTTCCAAACTTGCGCGAAAATCTTGTCTAAGAACAAATTGAAATCCGCAATCATTGTGTCAACTGTATGCTCAAGGAATAGGCAAGCGGCGTTCATATTGTCAGCGGATTTTTTAGTCAAGAACTTTTGTGAACTCCAGTAGTCTTGAGTATCGCAAAGATCATTGTGTTGCTGAATTACGACTTTGATATGATGAGCGCGGACGGCAACTCTGCGCTGCATCTGCTTTGAGAGATCATCCAGCGTATAGCGTCTATCAATAGTGAATCCAATATGTTTCGGATTCGTTTTTGCCTTGCGCTTAGATGCTTGTGATTTAGCTTTTTTCATTTTTAGCTCCTTTGTGTGTTGCGTTATAAAAAGACTATATAATGCGTCTCGCCAAAAGTCTAGATAAAAATCTAGATTTTTCCCAATAATGCATTGTCAGTGTAATTTTTCTATTGAAACTAGATTAAAATCAAGGAAGCATCCTATCCGCAACGTAATGATTTAGCGGAGAGGAACTCATTATATGGCTAACAGCGTGTTTTATTGCATAGATTTAGACTCTAGACGGCCTGAAGTCCTAGAATACAGTGGCAAGGCTCTAAACGACGATATGGCCTTTTTTAAGGCTAAGACTGTCAAAGACTTGGACAATTTTGACAGGCGAGTTTTTGCCTGTGACGATGAGGCGGACAAGTTCCTTGAGAACTATTCTCAAGTAATGAATTCCCTTGACAATAAGAAAATCTGTAAAGACAGGACGCTTCCGGCGATGCTCTATAAGCGCCGATACATTGTCCAGACACTCATGGGCGAGAAGTTCCAAACGTATCGCAGTTATCGCAAGGATTGGCGTCCCGGCCAGTTGTTCAACTTGCACGATCAAACTTTTTTCCTGACAGTTCGGCTTAAGTCTATCACTGAAACAGAACACGGATTCTGCTACAAGTTTGAGTTGCCATGATCGCTCATGATGTTTGTTATCGCCGTTACGGAAAAATTTATTTAATGAATGCGCGCAGACAAGGCGAGTATTTTTATTTTGGATGTAAACTTGCTGTATTGACGGATTTCACAATGAAAAAAGAAAAATCAAAATCAGAAATTGAATTTAAAAAACAGTATCGCTTTGCGCGTCTCTATCTACAAAACAGAGTGAGGCGCAAGCCAGACGATTACTATGCTATTTATTCACTCGCTCAAAGAGAGATACACAAAGGCAATGATTTTAGATCAAACAAGTTACATTATTTAGCAGCAAAACAAAGAATAAGAAATAATCAAAAAAGGAAAAGAAAATGAATGAACTAAATATTTTTTTGGCACTGATTCAACTTTCAGGACTGGCGTTTATATTCGCCAGCCTCTATTCTCAATATCGGATTCAAAATCCAAAGACTCAAAAAGAAAACAAAGCACAAAGACTTTCGGCGCTAATGATTGACTACATCGAACTAAAAAGAATGTACGATGAAAAATCAGATCGCTACGGAGACCTTAAAGTTGAGTTAATGAGATCGCACGGAAATCTTGTTAAGTTCTGCGTTGACAATAATGTTTCAAACACCGTTAACAAAATTCTATCGGCGGCGCTGAAATGAAAAAACTAGATTACGCAACGATAGTGAATTACAAAAATGTCGATAAATTTTCTGATACCTTTGAAAAGCATTTGGCTAGAAGACTTGAAGAAAACCCAATGCATTACAGATACAGAAAAGATAGCGACACACACAAGAGAGTTGTTAAGCTTCACAGGATTGCGTTTAAAGCATTCGCAGAATCACCGAAGGATTTGACGAAAGGAAATTTCGACAAGACCACGGGATCTATTTGCGACACTTGCAAAGAGCTAGGGATTAAGAATACCTTTAAGTCTATAAAGGAATTTTTCCATGCAAAAGATTGAATCGCATTCGGACCTCGCAAGAGTGATTGAAAACAAATATGTTCTTCACCTGAACTCGCTCGGCAAGGACTCAGCGCTTTGCCTTGAGTGGCTTTGCAATTTTGCGAAACCAGCGCGAGTCGTGTCAGTGTATTTTTCTTTTCTTGCGGAGAACCCTTTTGATAGAGCGTACCTGGCCTACCAGAAGAAGAGGTATCCGCATGTTCATTTCATCGAACACTACAACGGTCACGAGATAAACGACTTCGTAGACGGCACATATCAGAGCCCGGTTGACATGCTAAAAGAGTTCAACAAGTGGGAACACCACGGGTTCGATATGACTGAACAGGCACAGGAAGTTGCCAAAGAAAACCACTGCGATTTCATTTGCATTGGAAACTCGAAGTATGAATCAGTTGCGCGCGCGCAGAAGTTTCACAAAAACGGTCTTCTGATTGGAAACAAGATTTACCCTCTCGGATTGATGACGAAGCAGAATGTTTTGAGCCTCATCGAGCAAACTGGTATCAAGCTGCACCCATCGTACAGATTGAGTCAGTCGACGATTGATTACCCAAGCTATTACAAGATGCGCTCTCACTTCATTGCGAGACCTGAATATAAGAAGCGCGTAATGGGATTGTACCCGTTGCTTGCTCTTGATGAATATCGTTACGAAGTTTTATTGAAAGGAAAAAAACGTGACTAGTTATCTCTATCCTCCAGACGATGAGTTGGAAAAATTCATTAAAAAAGACTATAAGAAAATTTTAGTTGAACCAATTTATCCAATGCCGGAAATTGCGTTGAGCGAACACGATATGTCGAGAATAAAATTAGAACACAGAACCCAAATGTCTATAATGTTCATCATATATTCGATATTGATTGCAATTTCATTCTTGCTAGGAACAATAAGATGAACAGAGAGAGATTCGCAAAACTTGCAAACATGATGACTTCTGATAACGATGCAGAAGCACTCGCAGCACTTCGTAAGTGTAATGAGATGCTGAAATCTGAAAACAAAATATGGAAAGACATTTTGATTTTTCCACTGAATCAGTTCGAAAAAGACACGATTCGCAAAGAACACAAAAGCATATTTGACGACGATAGGTTTGATGATTTATTCGACAACATCTTCAATGAAAGAAAGAGACGCCGATGAAAACACCAAAAGAGAAAAAACCAAAAGCACCAAAACCACCAAAGGAAAAACCAAGTGAGCAAGAACTTGTGCGACGTTACGCGAACAGGACAATCAAAAACGCTTTATATCACGGGCGTGTCGATGGGCAAAAGTTTGCTGGGCTTCAACACGACAAGACAGTTTCGAAAGACCTTTGGCTCGACACGGATTTCTACTTTTCCGTTGTGTTCCAATCCAGCGAGCAGAAGTATGAATTCCTTAAGGGTCTATCAAAGAGATTTCCAAACTGCGTTACCATAGACGAAAAGAACAGAATCCAGATCGTGAATGGACTAAATCTAGCAACTGCTTTTGCAATACCTCTTACAAAAGTAACAACTAAAGATTTCCCGACTGGCAATCTTGACTTGAAAAGTTTTGTGCTGGACACTGAAATAGATGATTAGGAAGGAGGTATCAAATGGCTAAGAAAAAAGCGCGTAAAAAAGCAAAAGGAAGAAAAACTAAAGGCGGCGGAAAAGACCCAAAATAGTTTTTGCTTTCGCAAAGAGATGTGAAAAGGCCCTAGTTTTTGCTAGGGCCTTTTTTTATTCAATGAACCTTATGTTCTCTCGTTCTCGTTACGACTTCGCATTTTTTACAACTTGCAATTTCTATTTTGTTTTCACAACAATCGCACTTCATTATGTAAAGAATTAGCCCTGAATCGCAAAGCGGACAATAGTTTTCCTTGGTAACGAAATCCTTAACTTCTTTTTTCATTATTTCAATTTTATTAGTAATCATTAGAAAAAGTTACCTCCAGCATTCTTCACAATATCAACAATCAAACTCTTCACTTCCGTTTTGTGTTCTGAACTTTTGCAATCAATGATGATGATGAATCGCTTATCAAGCACGTTCATCTTTTCGTTAACTTGCTCGAAAGGATTTTCTTTCTTCTCTCGGTTTATCAAGTCGATGTTTTCTTTTTGTAACTCGGAGTCCGGTCCGTTGTTGTTCTTGATATATTCCGCGTCTGCTTCTTCGTCGCTTCCGCTTTCAATTTGTTCAGGTACAGACTCATCTTCTTCTGAATCGTCTTCTTCCGATTCATTCTCTTCTTCGTCAGGTAATTCCAATTCCTCGATGGTTGGCAATTCAATGTCCAATTCTTTCAGTTCAACTTCATCAAAGCCAGCGATGTGAATATCAATCTCCGGGGTCTCAGCGATCAACAAACGCAAGATGTCCTTATCCCACTGACCTCCGTGCTTATTCGCTGCCAACATCGCTTCGGCTTCCCAGGTCTTGTCGGCGTCAACTTCCCGGTACTTCAGGCGCTCCCCGTTTATTTCAACGTATCCCTCGGCTACAGTGCGCGAGCGAGTGGGGGTATCATATCTTTTCTCGATTACGATCTTCGTTTCTGGATTGATTCCTGACGTTCTCTGGTGTCCAGCAATCATCTGTTCAGTCCGTCTATTATAGACCAGACAGCCCAGGTCCCCGAACTTCTCGACACTGGCCTTTAGTGCGGCCCTCTTTTTGTCGGATATTTTGCGTGGATTCTTAACATTCGGGGTCAAATCTTTGATTTTCATTATCTCGGCTCCTTGTATGTCCGGCAATTTTTGCGTACTATAAACACAATGTAAAGGCGGGGTGACATGTGGCACAAACCTTAAGGTATAAAAAAGAATACTGCAAGCAGCTCATCAAGCACATGAGCAAAGGCCAGTCATATTCTACATTTACGCTCGATGTGGGGGTAACTGTTCAAACTTTCTATGAGTGGGAAAAAAAGTACCCAGAATGGAAAGCTGCCAAAGATGTAGGCTATCAGGCCGGTCTAAAATTCTTCGAAACTCTTTTAGTTGCAAAAGCTACTGGACAAAGAAAGCAATATGATTTAGGCGCAACCATCTTTGTGCTGAAAACACGTTTCCACAAAGACTATTCCGAGCGCGTGATTCAAGATCACCAATCCTCTGATAACACAATCGAAGTCCATTTCGTAAAAGCTGAAAAAGCAGAAAAGAAATAATGGGCTGCATACAACTGCCTCACTTTGCAGAAAGTCTCTTCATTCCGAAGCGGTACAAAGTTCTGCACGGTGGGCGCGGTAGTTCGAAATCATATTCAGTTGCGCGTGCCCTGTTAATCAAAGCGGCGCAAAAGAAATTGCGCATCCTGTGCGCGCGTGAATTTCAAAACTCCATCAACGAATCGGTCTACAAACTTCTCGTAGATCAAATTGATGAACTTGGTCTTGCTCATAAGTTTGAAATCAAAAAAGATAAAATCATCGGCGTGAATGGTTCAGAATTCCTGTTCAAAGGTATTCGCATGAACATCAACTCTGTGAAGTCCATGCAAGGCATTGACATTTGCTGGTTAGAAGAAGCGCACACGATTTCAAAAGTTTCTTGGGACGTTCTGATTCCAACAATTCGCGCGAATGGTTCGGAGATTTGGGTGACATTCAATCCAGATAAAGAGGATGACCCAACTTTCAAAATGTTTTTGAATCCAGACCTGTCGCCAATCGGACGAGAAGACGCTTTCGTTCAACAAGTGAACTGGCAAGACAATCCGTGGTTCCCGGAAGTTCTAAAGCAAGAAAAAGATTATCTCTATCGCGTTGACCCCGATCTTGCGAAGCACGTTTGGGAAGGCGAATGTAAGAAGAACCACGCAGCGCAAATTTTTCGCAACAAGTATTCGTTTCGCGATTTCGAAGTTCAGGAAAACTGGGACGGACCCTACTTTGGTGCTGACTTCGGATTCTCGAAAGACCCATCAACACTCATCAAAATGTATGTGGATATTTTCGAGAGAAAGCTTTACATTCGTGAGGAGGCATGGGGTCTGCACGTCGAGCTGGATGATTTGCCGCGTTTCTACAACGGCGTTAAAAGCTCTCGCCGGTATCTTATCAAGGCAGACTGCTCCAGACCGGAGACGATCAGTCACGTTGCCCGCAAAGGCTTCATGATTGAAGGATGCGAAAAGTGGGAAGGTTGCGTTGAGGACGGAATTGAATTTCTTCGCAGCTTCGACGAGATTGTGATTCACATTGATTGCCCGAAGACACGCGATGAGTTCAATCGGTACTCATACAAGGTCGACAGGCTCACTCAAGAAGTCACAAGGGATATTGTTGACGAACACAACCACTGCATAGATGCTATTCGTTATGGACTTGAAAAACTAATCAAAGCCGGGAGCATGGGCTCTCTTGAGGCGATGGGGAAAAATAGAAATGGGTAAAAATAAAAAAAAGCCAGGTACAGCGCCGATCAAAAAAGAAGTTGCCATCGTTAATAATTTTGGCGTTGAAACTTCTTTGGGCTCTGCAATCTTTGGCGGTGACAACTTCGGAATGGGCGTGCAGCTTTCGCAAGCTGATACGATGTTCAAAAACAATCGCTGGTATCTGATTTCAAACTTGCGACAACTTCTTTCAGAGATTTACGTCGAGCATGGAATCATTCGCACAATCGTAGATGTTCCGGTTGACGACGCTTTCCGTGGAGGCTTCGAGGTTTCCACAAAGCAAATCGACGAAGAGGACATGAAAGACCTTCTTGAAGAGATGGATAGAGAGGGCGACTTCGATGCATTCAAGCAAGCGAAGAAGTGGACCCGCCTGTTCGGTGGTGGCGCAATTATCATCATGACAGATCAAGATCCAATTTACCCTCTGGATGTTGAAGCCATCGACGCAAGTACGCCCCTGACCTTCCGCGCAGTTGATATGTGGGAATTGTTCTTCTCGAAGCAAAACACCGCTGACTATGCAGAGGCGATTGCTGAGGAAGACTGGGACGGCGAGTTCTACGACTACTATGGAATGAAAGTTCACAAGTCCCGCGTGATTCGCATGGTTGGAGACAAAGCACCTTCATTCATTCGCCCTCGGCTTCGTGGATGGGGCATGTCAGTTGTTGAAGCATTCGTTCGCTCGCTGAATCAGTATCTCAAGGCAACTGATCTTTCCTTCGAGGTATTGGACGAATACAAAATTGACGTTTTCAAGTTCAAAAACCTTGCGAACTATGCGATGAGCAAACAAGGGATGAATCAGATTCATAATCGAATCTTTCTTGCGAATTCTGAAAAGAATTACCGCCACTCAATCGCTCTCGATAAAGAAGACGACTACGAGCAGAAACAAATTCAGCTTGCCGGTATCGCAGAAGCGATGGCAAGCATCCGCGTGCAAGTTGCTGCCGACTTGAGAATGCCTCTGACGAAAATCTTTGGCGTAAGCTCCGCAGGATTCAACTCCGGTGAAGACGACATTGAGAATTACAACGCGATGATTGAATCAACAATCAGATCAAGCTCAAAGTTTGAAATGGTTGAAATCATCAAGCTCCGTTGCCAGCAGAAATTCCAAGTTGTTCCAGATGATTTGAAAGTTTCCTACAAACCATTGAGGGTTCTATCAAGTGAGCAGGAAGAAAACGTCAAGACGCAGAGGTTTAATCGAGTTCTCGCAGCGAAGCAGGCAGGAGAGATTGACGGAAGAGAGTTCAGAGAAGCTTGCAACAAAGACAACTTGTTGCCAATCAGACTTGACCCGAAAAAAGAAATGCTCAAGGCTCCCAGTGACGATTCTAAAGATGATGAGATCGAAACGCGCGAACGGACGAGCAAGGTAAAACCAAAAGACGCTAAGGAGGCAAACTCATGAGTGATGTAATGTGGCAACCCGGTGTTACAATCGCAGACCTGGAAAAAGGCGCAATCAAAAGCGCCCTTAGATTTTACGGCAACAAAACAGATGCAGCAAAGTCTCTAGGTATTTCTGTTCGCACCATCGACAACAAATTGAAAGAATACGAGAACCAGAAAATCGCAAGTGAGCAGGCCGCAAAGATTGCTCGCGAAAAGAAACTTGCAGAGTTCAGAGGTTTGTCCGTAGGAACTGACAACGAAAAAGAAGTTATTCTTCCTCGTGGTGATGCGGAACAAAAGACACCGAATCCGCAGTCAGACGCAGACGAGTACAAGAAATGAAACAGGTAGAAATCAAACCAATCAAAGAGACGAGCGACGATTACGAGGAGCTGGTCGAAATCATTTCGGATTACTTCAAAGAGGAAATCTATTTGCCTCTTTTGAAAATCATTGATGCTCCGAAATCGGTTTTGAATTCTCGCGAGGATTTGATTTCTGCAATTTCTTCTGGACGTATCACTTATTATCGCGGAGAGTTTAAGGGAAGGTTTTCTGCTGCCGTCACTCGGGAGTTGAAAAAACTCGGGGCCTCATGGGACAGGAAACACGGAAGTTTCCGACTCCCTCTTTCGAAGATGCCCGCAGGCGTGAAGCGCGCAATCAGTCTTTCCGAAGAAAGATTTGCCAAGTCGATGAAAAAAGTCGACGACCAGCTAAAGAAATTTTTGCCGGAAAAAATTGCCGAGCGAGTCCAGATTCACAAGTTCTTTGATACGGCTGTTTTTAGAACTGACGAAAAGATCAAAGAGACCCTGGAGGGCATTTCAGTTATTCCGAAACTGACAAAAGCCGAGCGAGAAAAAATTGCCACTGAATACACAAAGAACATGGACCTCTATATCCAAAAATGGACGAAGAAAGAAATCGTCAAATTGAGAGAGGAAATGAAGGCTCACGCTCTCTCGGGTTCACGCTACGAGGACATGATAGAGACCATCGAAAGTTCTTACGGCGTTTCCAGAAACAAAGCAAAGTTCCTTGCTCGGCAAGAGACATCTTTGATGATGACGAGTCTTAAAGAGGAGCGTTACAAAGAGGCGGGGTCTGACGGATATATCTGGACTTGCGTGCAAGGAACTGCAAATCACCCCGTCCGTCCAATGCACAAAAAGCTGGACGGAAAGTTTATTAGATGGGACACTCCACCTGTGACCGATGAAAAAGGCAATCGAAATCACGCTGGACGTGACTACAACTGCCGATGCATGGCACGACCTATTGTGAGGTTCTAATGAAGGCAAAAATTTATTATGGCATGCACATGGAGCCCGGAGTCGCTGAATACAATGAGGGCGGCAAAATGTTTCGCGTACTCGCGCGCGAAGAGGTCTGTAAGAAAATGGACCCAACGTTTCCAGGTTGCCCAGTGTATGTTCTGCACGTTGACGGCGTTCCTGACAATCGCGAAGAGATCAAGCAAGAAGCTGACGGTTACGTTGCTGAATCTTTTTATAATCCTGTCGACGGAAAGCACTGGACCAAATTTATCGTCAACACTGATGAAGGCGTTAATGCGATTGAAAAAGGATGGGTTCTTTCAAACGCATATTTTGCAGAGTACGGTCCGGGCGGACTTTGGCACGCAGTCGAATATCATCGCGAAGTTATCAGCGGTGAGTATGAGCATCTGGCAATCGTTCCGAATCCTCGTTACGAAGGATCGGTAATTCTTACGCCTGAAGAATTCAAGGAATATAATTCCAAAAAAGAAAAACAGTTGCAAAGCTTGAAAAATTCCAACAACAATAAAAAAGGAGAAGAACCAATGAAACTAACTTTCTTCAAAAGAGAAAAAGTGGAAAACGGTTTGGACTTGGAAAGCACAATGGTTGCGCTTCCAAAATCCAAGCGCGAAGTTACTATCGCTGCTTTGGTCAATGAGGCTGACGCCTCCGAGATGGCCAAAAAAGAAAACGAAGGCAAGCCAGTATTTGCTAACGGTGAACACCGTGTGAAAATTGGTGACGGCGACATGTCAGTTAATGAGCTTGTTGAAAAATACAACTCTTTGATTGCAAAACCGAATGCCGAAGAAGAAATCGAAGAGGACGACGGCGCAGAAGTTGAAAACGAATCCGACGAGGAAGAAGTTGAAAACGCTGGCGACGAAGAGCCAAAAGAAGAACCTAAAAAGACAGAAGCTAAGAAAAACTCTATGACTAAGACACCTAAGTCAAAAGAGCATTTCAACGCTCTGAAAAACGCGCACAAAAATGCTGTTGAAGAAGTTACAATCGAAACTTCTGACGACATGGTTGCTCGCGGAAAATCTCGCTACGGTTCCAAGTAATTTTTTAAAAAAGGAGAACGAAAATGCAAAGCGTGAATCAGTTTGGCATGAACACCGAAAAAGGTGTTGTTGCTATGAAAATGGAAACTGGCACCTTCTCCGTTCAGATCGACGCAACTGAGGCAGCGGAACTTGTTCCGGGTCAGGCAGTGAAACTTGTCGACTCTGCTGGCGGTATTCCAAAGGTTGTCAAAGTAGCTGCTGACACTGACGAAGTGTTCGGCTTCATCAACTACAACAAACGTCAAGCCAAGTTCAAAGCTGGCGATGTTTGTGAAATCTCCGGTATGCGCGGAAACGTAATGTGGATGCAAGCCGCATCTGCTGTTGCTCGCGGCGCTAAGGTGATGGTTGTTGTTGCTGGAAACAAAGTTGATGATGCTGCTGCGGGAGCAAAAACAATCATCGGTTGGGCGTTTGACAAAGCGACTGCTGCGGATCAATTGATTCGTGTGGTGATCGACTTACCGGGCGACAAAACTGCACCATAATTTTTGAAGGAGAAAAACAATGAAAAAATTTGTGATTAGAAATTCCAAAGGCGAAAAGATTCTTCTTAACGCCCAGGAAGCAAAAATCGCAGGCGTGATTCAGAGACTTTGTAACGACCTCGGCTTCGAGATTGACGTTACGACCCTGACCACCCTGATGAAAAAAATCATCGAGCAGAAATTCTTCGAAATTTCTCCCGCTGATTACATGCCAATTCGCGTGGGCGAAGGTGCATGGTCAACAATGTTGACAACTTATCGCTCATTCTCTCTTGCAGAGGATTTTGCGACAGGTATCATCGACACTGGCAACAGCAACGGCAAGCTTGCTGCGGTTGACACTGGCGTTGATGCGGTTTCCATCAAGACTTACAAGTGGGCGAAAACCATTGGTTGGACTTTGCCTGAACTTGCTGAGGCTATGAAGTCCGGCAACTGGGATTTGATTACGGCGCTTGAAAAATCCCGTAAGAAAAACTGGGACTTGGGTATTCAGGAAATCGCGTTTGTTGGTATGAAGGACAACGCAAACGTTAAAGGTTTGTTGACTCAAACTGGCAACGTTGTGAACAACACGTTCCTGACTAAGTCCATCAAGTCCATGACTCCAGCGGAATTGAAAGTATTATGCGCGGGAATCATCGACGTGTATCGCCAAGGTTGTGATTACACGGCTATGCCGAACAAATTCACAATCCCAGAGAGCGACTACACTGGCCTTGCTGGTGCGGCGTCTGCGGACTTCCCGATCAAGTCGACGAAACAAGTTTTGGAAGATACCTTCAAGGAAATTACTCGTAATTCATCCTTCGAAATTCTTCCTTGCGTGTACGCTGACAAGATCACTGCGCAAGTTCCAGCGGTTGCCAAGCGTTACGCGCTTTACAACGACAACGAAGATTCTCTTCGCATGGACATCCCAGTGGATTACACCTCCACTTTGGCGAACTCCGTGAACAACTTCCAGTTCCAGAACGCGGCTTACGGTCAGTTCACTGGTGTGTTGGCTTACCGCCCGAAAGAGTTGTTGTACTTGGATATTCCAGTATAATATTTAGAGGGGCACCACGATTTTCTTTTCTGTGTGTTGGGAGGGTTGCGGTGCCCCTCCCTTTTTTTATGGAGAATTTCATGCTTCCTACAGTCGAAGAATTCAAGGCATATTTCACGCGAGACTTTCCTTACAATGATGACCCAGAAGTCGGTGTCACGGATACAGACATTCAAAAGGCAATGAATGAAGCCGAGATGATGTTCAACGAAGGTCTGTTCAGCTCGCAGCAAGAAATCAACATCATGTTCTTTCTTCTGACGGCTCATTACCTTGTGATGGACTTGCGAATGGCCGCTCAGGGTATCAATGGCTCTTATTCTTGGATCACAACAAGCAAATCTGTCGGCTCTGTTTCTGAATCCTTCCAGGTTCCGACCATGGTGGCAGACAATCCGATTCTTGCAGCTCTTTCGAAAACGAATTACGGCGGAAAGTACATCAATCTCATTATGCCTTACCTTGTTGCTCCGATCATGTCGATTCCGGGGAGAACGAAGCCGTGACATTCAAAAACGAGAACGCCAAGAAATTCATCAAGGCACTTGAAAACATTCCGACTGCAAAGGTCGGAGTGCTTTCCGGTAAAAATTCTCGCGAAGATTCAAACTCGAATGCAACTATCGGTTTGAAGCACGAAATGGGAATTGGAGTTGCAAAGCGATCTTGGTTGCGAATGCCTTTGATTCTAAAATACGACGAGTATTTGCGTCAGGCAGGTTTCAACGAAGACAAAGTTATCGAACAGATCATCGAGGGAGCAAGCTTCAAAGAGATGGTCGCAAAGATGGGAATTATTGGCGTGACTGTTATTCAGGATGCATTCTCGACTGGCGGCTTCGGCAAATGGAAGCCTCACGCGAAAGGATACACAAATAACACCGGAATGATTCTCGTCGACACTCAACAATTAAGAAACTCAATTATTTCACAGGTGGAAGAATGATTTTCAACGCAAAAAATATTCCGCTAAATCAGATGACTCCAAGTTCTGTTCCAAATATGTCAGAGACGCTTTCGTCTTGGATGCAGAAAATGGTTTTCAATCTAATCACAAAAACAAATGTTGATTTCGAAATCGTCGAGACAACAACTGACATAAATTTCATGGGTGTGTGGCAGCCTTTCACATTCCAGCAACTTCAGATCAAGCCGATTTCGCAAAGAGCTTGGAAGTGGTTCACTGTTCACTCGCAGACACAACTCTTGCTAAAAGTTGACGACGTTGTAAAATACAAGGGCGGTCAGTATCGCGTAATGGAACTCGGGAATTACAATGAGTACGGATTCTATGAGTATCACTTGGTGCAGGACTCCACGGGCGCGGGGCCGACAGTGATCGTGCCGCCAGCACCGGAGCCCGAGCCACCAGTTGCGCCGCTTATTAACGACGGAGAGTTGCCATGGTAATCAGAGCCCTTTACAAACGAATCGGATTCAACGTCCCGGTGCCTTTCGGAGTTTTTGGAGGCTTGGCCCCATATACATTTAGCGTTGAACCTGGGGGCGCTGGCGGCTCAATAGACGCCAATGGCATTTACACCTCGGGTTTCAAAAAAGGAAGGGACACGGTCAAGGTCGTGGACTCTCTTGGCGAGACGGCGACGGCAGAAATTTCCGTCTTGCCAGCTCTTTACCTTTTGGCCGACATAGTCCAGGAATACTTGGCGCTTCCGCAAGATCAAGTCACTATTTTCAATCAGAAGTCCATCCCGGTGTCTGACGAAAAAGTTTACGTCTGCGTCTCAACTCTTCCAGCGAAGCCATACGGCACAAAGAACGTGAAAATGATCGGCGCGGGCCTTGAGGAAATTATTTCTGCAAATATGTTTCAGCCGGTGGACATCACTGTTTACGGGCGAACGCCAGACGCCATGCTTGCGGCAGATCAGGTAATTCTTTCTTTGGTCAGTGACTATTCGCAGAGACAGCAGGCCTTGAACTGTTTTTCTGTTGGTAAAATCCCGTCGTCTGTCGTACCTTTGAATGAGATAGAGGGCGCGTCGATTCCCTATATGGCAAATGTTCAAGTGAACCTTCACTACATTGCATATTCGAGACGACAAGTTGAATATTTCAACCCGCCATTTGAAAAACAAATTTTAACTAACAAGTAATTGGAGGAATGAAATGCAAAACTTATCTCTCGATAACGTTTTCACGATTTCGGTTTCCGAGCCGGGTGCGCCAGTAGGGGCGTTCAACACGAGCAACGTTGCCGTCTTCACGCATGAAGTAGCCGCGCCGTCTTTCGGCAGCGATGGATACAAAATCTTTATTTCGCCTGAAGGTATTGCGGCTGATTTCGGCAGCAACTCAATCACAGCGAAACTAATCAACGCGATCTTCGGTCAGAAGCCGAATATCAGACAGAATAACGGTTACGCTGTTGTTGTTCCTATGCTTCCAGCAATCAGAACAATCAACTTCGATGCTGTTCCTGCGTCTGGTCAGTTTATTTTGGACATCGCTGGTGGCGATACCGCTCCGATCTTGTTCAATGATAACGCTGCCGCTGTTCAAGCTAAAGTTCGCGCAATCGGCAGTGCTTATGCAAATGCTGTTGTAACTGGTGACTTCGCAACTGGTTTCGTAATCACCTTCAAAGGTTCTTATGGAGACATTCCTGTTGTAATTGAAGGAAACACTCTTGAGACAGTTGCTCCAGCGCCAGTTGTTGCGACAGTTGTTGAGACTCAAGCTGGAGAGACTGCAAAAGACGCTCTTATCCGCGCAGATGGACTGGTTGAGTTCTTCGGATTCATCTTCACTCGCGAATTGAATGCAGTTGACATGGATGCTCTTGGTGAAGCGAATGCTCCGCTGAGAAAAATTGGCGTTGTTGTTGGCTCCGCAGAGGCAGACCTTGAAGCTGGTGGAAAGCTTGAGCAGTTGACAGCTAAGTCTTACAGAAATACCCGTGGTGTTTACTACGGCGGCGCGGACTCAATCAAGTTCCCGGCAACTTTCATCGGTCGAGCATTGTGTGTGAACTTCTCAGGAAACAACACAACTCTGACAATGCATTTGAAGGATCAAGTTGGACTTGCTGCCGACCCTACGATCACTCAAAACATTTTGCAGAAAGCAAAAACTGCTGGCGCTGAAATCTTCGGCTCATTCCGTGGTGTTGCTAAGACTTACACTTCTGGAGCAAATGATTTCTTCGATAACGTTTACAACTTGCTTGCTTTCATCGAGCTTTTGCAAGTTGCGGAGTTCAATCTGTACGGCCAGACGCCAACAAAGATTCCACAAACTGACGGCGGATCTGATGCACAGAAAAAAGTTGCTCGCGGTATCTGTGAGCAGTTTGTGACCAACCAATTCCTTTCGCCGGGTGAGTGGACTCGTCCAGAAACATTCGGAGACCAGGAAGAGTTTCTTGAGAACATTCGCCAGCGTGGATATTTCATCTACATGCAGCCGGTGTCTCAACAACCAGTTGCAGATCGTGAGAATCGCGAAGCTCCTTTGATGCAAATTGCAATCAAATACGCTGGCGCGAATCACTCAGGTTCTGCGATCATTGCAATCAACAAATAAGGAGATTTGAACTATGAATGAAGTATCAATGTCAGGTTCAGACACAATTATCATCGACGAGCGAGTTCTAACAGGACTCGCAGATAACGATTGCGTCGGCCTATCATATCCAGACAACTTGATGACCGTTAAAATCGGAAAAAACGGAAACGCAATTTACACAATCAATGAGAGCGGCAAACGCGTTCAGGTTGTGATTCGTCTTTTGCGTGGATGCTCCGATGATAAATACTTGAACAACAAACTTACACAGATGCTTGCTAATCCTGCTGCATTTGTGCTGATGACTGGTGAGTTCAAGAAAAAAATCGGTAACGGAAAAGGAAAAGTCACAGAGGATACTTACATCCTTGCTGGTGGTGTTTTCACTAAAAACGTTGACGCAAAAAATAACGTAGAGGGCGATGTTGAAGCTGCCCTTTCAATCTATACGCTAGAGTTTGCAAAAGCTCCTCGCGCTATCGGGTAATAAAAAATGGCATTCAAAACACACAGACTACAAAGCGGAGCCGAACTAAAAATCGGCCCCGCTTCTTTCAGAGAATCAAAAACACTTTTCGACAACGTCTTGAAAGTTGTTGGAAAGGAAAACTGGAACCCAGAACACGAAGTTGACATCAACTTCATCAAGGGAATTGTTTCACAAGCACTTTCATCTGAAGATGTTGAAAGAGCGTTGTGGCCTTGTCTTGCTCGCTCGACTTACAACGGGCACAAGATCACAGAAGACTTGTTCGAAGACGTTAAGTTGCGCGAAGACTTCCTTGAGATTTGCTATGAGGTGGGCAAAGAGAATGTCCTCCCTTTTACGAAAAACCTCTTGGAAAAGTTCTCACACGTTTTCCAAGAGATGGGAATCGACCTAAAACAGAAATCATAGACGAAACTTTGAGCATTGAGTTCAAAGCTGTGAAAGCTGGATTCGGGACCCTGGCGGAAGTCAGAGACCCGAACAAGGTGACTGCTAGAGATTTAATTCAGATTATCCATTATGAAAACTTCCTTAACGACTACGAGTCGGCGTGCTACTATCTGAATAGCAAAAAGGAGTAGACATGAAACTGGGTGAACTGTTCTACCGCTTAGGAATCAAAGGCGGCAAGGAGTCGGCAAAAGAGGTCGCAGACGTTGACCGATCACTTGCTGGCGTAAGCAAAAAAGGCCTTGCCGTTATCACCGCCCTCACTGGTATCTCATACGGATTCAGCCAGCTATACGGAGCCGCTACGCGCGCGGGCGTGGGCTTCGATAAGTTCTCGGGCTATACCGGCCTATCAACAAAAAAACTTCAGCAGTGGCAATGGGCTGCGCGACAATCAAGTGTTTCCGCCGAAGAGGTGGAAGGAAGCATCAAGTCCATGCAGTCAACTATTGCAGGCATGAAAATGTCCGGGCAGTGGTCGAATGAATTTCAGTTGATGGCAAAAGCCGTGAACATGGACTGGGGAAAGCTCGAAGACCCATTCTACATGCTGGAAAAAATGCGTGAGTTCGCGAAAGGAAAAGATTTCGGGATAGACGTGCAGAATCAGATGCTCGGCTCTGTCGGCATGAGTCCTGACATGATTCAGTTCCTTAGAACTTCAAAACTAAATCCAGACAAAGCGCCAGCGTGGGCAATTAGATCAGAAGGTCAGATCAAAGCGTTCGCAAATATCTCTCGCCAGATGGATAACTTCCAAGCAAGATTGCAATCTTCATTCGAGAGAGTTTTCGTTAAGCACGGACCTCCGTTCATTACTGCGATGGAAAAAGCTTTGCCAGTATTCGAGAAGCTTACAGGAGCTTTGATTGATTTCACGACATGGATTGTGAAATGGTTTGGAGACCCGCAAGGACAAGCTGCTCAAGCGATGGAAATGGGAGCTGGAGTTCTTGATGGCATTCAGAAAAATTCAGCATGGGATAAAAAGCAGCTCGAAGAATACATCAAAACAAATCCGAAGCCGTACTCGAAAGAGCAACTTGCTAATCCAATTTTCAGACCTCTGTTTGATATGATTTTGTCTGGAAAACGCGCAGACGGAACAACTCTTGGTCAGGACGGAAAAATAGTAATCAATCAAAACCTTCACGGAGTTTCAAAAGAGAATGCATTGCCATTCGCAAAAGAAGCTGCGCGCGAACTCGGAAACAAAATGGTTGATGCTGGAAGTAAAGCGAAAGGAAGAAGCAACTAATGGATTTATCATCACTGTCAAATCAAATGGTGACTGCACAGGCGTTGAACAATCTAATCCTTGTGTGGCCCGAAGAGGACATCGGTATTCAGCCAGAAGCAAAGCTTTACGGAGACAAAGTAAGTTCGACAGAAAAGTTTTTGTTTCACTATGAAGGCGAAAACAGAATCACGCTCGATAGTGACATCACTGACAATTTCGTCGAAGAAAACTACGCCGTTCAAGATCATATCGCTTTGCACCCGGAGCTGATTAACACTCAAGGATTCATTGGCGAATTGAACAACGTGACTCCGTCCGCGCTGGAGTCTCTGAAGCAGGCCGCAGAAAAACTGACGGTCATCAACGCATACATGCCGCAGCTTTCAGTTGCAGCGGTACAGGCGTACAATCGCGCGGCGCAAGCTTATCAGGCCGTTGAGATTTTGAAGAAAACAAAAATCCCTTCCTTCTCGGCTTTGGGCGGAGGCAAGACAAAAACGACGACGATCATCGACCCGAGCGCGAGCGCGACGGACTTTGCGAACTCTGTCGAATTCGGCTCCCAGACGCAGCAGCAAGTCGCCTATCAAAAGTTTTATGGATACCGGGCCGCTCGTACCCTCTTCACAGTACAGACGCCGTGGGCGATCTATAAGAACTGCGCGATCAAGACTCTGGAGGTCGTTCAGGACGCGGACACAAGAATGATGTCAACTTTCAACATCACCTTTAAGCCGATCAGGGTTGCATACACTCGCACATTCACCGGAAATCAGAACATGGATGGCCGCGCATATTTTCAAGGCGCAGTAGTCCAGGAATCAGGTATGTCTGCGGTGAATTTTGAGAACATGGGAATTGATACTTTGTTACCGGGGGCATAATGTTTAAAGTTCAAAAAATCACAAGCTATCCATTGCAGAAAAAAACACTCAACTTGCCAGATGGCAGCCAGGTTAGAATCACTTTGGCTTTCATCCCAATGCAGTTGTGCTGGGTAATAAAGGAACTGACATACAAGGATTTCACTCTGAATAGCTACACTGTCGTAACTGGATTGAACATACTTCGTCAGTTTAGAAACATCATTCCTTTTGGAATCGCAGTGAAGTGCAAAGAAAACAGAGACCCTGTTTTCGTTGAAGACTTCCAGTCAGAAAAAGCAGAAATGTTTTTGCTGTCAAAAGAAGAGTGTCAACAGGTGGAGGATTTCTTGAGTGGAAAAGTTCAATAGGAATTTTGCAATCAGCATTCAAAATTTTGGAACGACGGATGTTCTAAACATTTCGCCGCCTTTCACTTTGAAATTCTCAATCAATCGTTCATTCTTCGGGTCTCCGAACTCTGCTCGATTTGAGATTTACAATTTGAACGAGGACAGTCGCTCTTTCATTCGAAAAGACTATAACGACTGGGCTTTCATCAAAGGAATCGTGTTCGCCGCTGGATATGGTGAAAACCTATCAGTCGCATTGCGCGGGAATGTGAATATTGGATATTCAGAGCGTCGAGGAACTGACTGGGTGACAATCATTCAGGCATTCGACGGCGGGGCTGGATTCTTGAACTCGAATATTTCTTCCAGCTACACAAAGGGAACAAGCCAAGGCGCAATTTTGCGAAACATGGCAAAGTCTCTTGAGCAGTACGGAATTTCTGTCGGCTCAATATCTCCAAGGTACGACACGCAAAGAATCTTGAGAGGGAATTCCTATTCTGGAAACGCCCTTGACATCATGTCTGAAATTTCTGGCGGCGGAATGTTTGTTGATAACGAAGTCGTAAACATCATGTCTGATACAGAGTTCATCGAAGGCGAAATTCTTCTTGTTGATTCGTCAACTGGTCTTCTTGGTGCGCCAGTGCGCGAGTGGAATAACGTAACATTCAATATGCTGTTTGAGCCTCGCGCTTACATTGGTCAGAAGGTTAGAATTGAAATCGGAAGCAGAGAATTTGACGGAGACTATGTGATTCGCGGACTGAACCACACTGGCACAATTTCGGATTCAATCGGAGAGAGTTGCACAACTTCTATAGTTTGCTCCGAAGCAAAATACATGACGGGGATTTTACCAAATGGCTAACGGAACTCCATTCACAAACATAAAGCTAGACCCGAACTTGCGAGATGTTCTCGACGATCTTAGGAAAGATATTTTCCTGAATTTGAATTGCCATTCAATCGGCAAGATTCAAAAAGTGAACGCAAATAACCAGACAGTAGAAATAAAGATCGTTTACAAAAAAACAAATATCGTAAGAAGCAGAGACGGCGACTACAAGCAGAAACTTGAGGAGTATCCTGTCTTGCTGGATATTCCTTTTGTGAATCTGCGCGGCGGAAAAGCAGGTCTATCAATGCCAATCAAAGCCGGAGACGAATGTCTCGTTCTTTACTGCGACAGAACTATCGACGACTGGTTTGCAAATGGAATTGTTGGCGCTCTTTCCAGCAACAGAATGCACTCCATGTCGGATGCTATCGCACTAGTTGGCGTGAACAGTATGCAAAACCTTGTCGAAGGATACGACCAAAATCGCGCAGTCCTTTATAACGACAAGGCGAAAGTCGCAGTCGGCCCGGTAAAGATTGAGATTTCAAACGATGCGCAAAATCTTGCAAATATCCTTCAGAACTTGATCGGAAAGCTAAATGAACTTACAACTCAAATATCAGCTTTGACCGTGACTGGAGTTTCTGGAGGTCCGGGCACTAGCGGAGTTCCATCGAATGCCGCTGCAATCAATGCAATCGGCGCGGACATCACTCAAATAGGTGCAGACCTGGGAGGGCTTTTAGAATGATCGTAAGAGCTATTGACGAAAATAACGACTGGACCCGAGGCAAGGGGAAGAGTGATTACAAAAAAGATCGTGCCGCCATTGCCCAGAATATCAAGACACGCTTGCAGTCCTTCCTTGGTGACTGCTTCTTTGCGGTGAACGAGGGTATCGACTGGTGGAACCTTCTCGGCTCTAAGAACTCGCGAGACATTCGGCTTGCACTGGCAACGTGCATACTTGATACTGAAGGTGTCAACGGACTTGCAGAGATTGAATACGAGACGACAGAGCAGCGCGAGTTTAAAATCAGATACGTTGTTACGACTGTTTATGGAACCGTGTCCGCTAATGAAGTGTTCAGAGAAATAACAATTTAGAGGTAATCATGCCAAATATTTTAAACGAAAACGGACTGACGACAGAAACGCAATCCGAAATGACTCAAAAGCTGAACGGCGCTCTTGAGGCAGCATATGGTACTGACATTAGCTTGGGGCCTGATACTCCAGACGGTCAGTTGAACGGCGTGTTTATTCTGTCAGGGCAAGACGTTCTTGATTTGATTCGAGAAGTGTTCAACTCTATGGACCCCGATCAGGCGCGCGGGCGCGTGCAAGATATGCGTTACGCATTAAACAACTTGCAGCGCAAAGGTGGAACTCACACTTTGCAGCCGATCAGAATTACAGTTTCACAGGCAACAACTCTTTTCGGCGCAGACCAAGACGTTGAAGACATTTACGTTGTGTCTGACGACGCTGGAACAGAATTTGAATTGATGACAACGATCAACTTGCCGAACCCAGGAAGTTACGATCTTATTTTCCAATCTGTCGAAGTTGGAAAAGTTGAAGTGATTCCAAATACAATCACAAACCCAGTGACAGTAAATATCGCTGTAACTGCAATCAACAATCCTACTGGCCCTATCAGTGTTGGCATCAACGAAGAGACTGACCCTGAATTCAGATTGCGCAGACAACAATCAACTGCGATTTCTGCGACAGGATTCCCTCAAGCTCTTGAGGCGCTTCTAAGAAATGTGAATGGAGTTACTTCCGCAAGAGTTTATGAAAACACGACGAGTGCTGACCCGGATGCAAACGGAGTTCCTTCGCATTCTATTTGGGCAATCGTTTCTGGAACATACAATCCAGAAGAAGTCGCGCAAGCTATCTATGTGAAGCGCGGAGCTGGTTGCGGAATGAGAGGGGATGAGCAGTACACAATCGCAACTCCAGACGGCGGAACTTTCACCGCAAAATGGGATAACGTTGCCTCTCAAGTTCTTTATGTGAAAATTGTTGTTGAGCCAATCGACACAAGCAAGCCTGTTGACATCGCTTCAATCAGATCAAGACTTCCTGAAATGTTCTCAATCGGAATCGGTGAGGCTGCGAACATCAATTCAATTTCAACTCTTGTTCGGGACGTTGACTCAAACGCAGTCGTGACTTCTGGAGGCCTGTCTTTGATTGCAGCAGGTCCATTCACTTCAAAAGTTTCTCCGTCACAGAAAAACATGCAACTTGTTCTTGAGTCTGCAAATATCATCATCACTCCTATTCAGATCATTCCTTCTAACGCTTCGGTTGTTGGTGGGGCTGTTCCTGAAAGTAGAGGATTTGTTGCTCTCGGCGGATTCGGCGCGTACACATGGGAAGTTGAAGTCAAGAACTCCGGCCCTAGTGCTGACATTGACACTGACGGCGTTTACACTCCGGGAACAGTAAATCAAAGTGTTTACGACACAATCAAAGTGACTGACTCACAAGGAAACACTGCGAGCGTGCAAGTTGAGGTGACATAATGACAGATCAGGAGCTTTTGCAGTATTATGCGGATCTTTTGATCTTGCAATACAGAGACAAACCTAAAGCATCTGCCACTGTCAAAGCGTATGTTAACCTGTTAATTTCAGGTCAGCTTCCTTTGGCAGTTCAAAATGCATTCGACATTGAAACTGCCGTAGGAAAACAGCTAGATGTGATCGGGAAAATTGTCGGCGTCACGCGCGACGGTTACACGTTCTCAGAAGCAATCGTTTTGAATGATGATGATTATCGAAAAATGATTAAGATGAAAATCTTCTTGAACAATTCGGATTCATCTCTGTATAGCATTCAAAATCTTATCGCGCTGTATTTCCAGGGTCTCATGAAAGTGTACGACTATCAGGACATGAGCATGAGCTATGCTCTAAGTTCTGCATTCGGCTCTCAAGACTTGGTGGAAGTTTTCATTAACAAAGGTTTGTTGCCTAGACCAATGGGCGTAGGGCTTGGCGCGACGATCTATCATCCTACGATGAAATTCTTCGGGTTCAGAACTTATCAGGCTGAAAATCCGAATGCGTTTCCATTCAATACTTATGACAACTATAACGAACAAGCTCCGTGGCTTCTGTATGCATACGCAGTAAACGCAACAACTACCGTTGATGAATTACTTTTGACAGAAGATGGAGTAAACAACATAATCACGGAAGACGGCGAAGACATTCTCGTCTAGGGGAAAAAAATGGGAATTAAAATTTCACAAATGGACGTGATGCTTAATTCTAATCTGACGGCGGGTGATTCGTTGCCTATCGTCGACTTAGTGAGTGGCACGACTAAAAGAATTCCAATCGGGCAACTTGATCTTCGCTATCAAGGTGTTCCCGACGGCGGAACGACTGGACAGCTTCTCGCTAAAGCGTCCAGCGCAAATAAAAACGTTTATTGGAAATCACTTTCAAAATCTGACGTTGGTCTGACAAACGTTGACAACACTTCGGATGCGAACAAGCCGATTTCAACAGCAACGCAAAATGCTCTGAACCTCAAGGCTAACGTTTCAACTCTGGCAACAAAAGCGGATGTTTCTTATGTGAACACTCAACTTGCCACGAAGCAAGACAAGCTTCCTAATGGAACTGACGGATACGTTCTGACCCTTGTTGCCGGAGTTCCAGCGTGGGAGCCTAGCGGAAGCGGCGGGGGAGCTGTAACTTCCGTATTCGGTCGAAGCGGCCCAGCGATCACGGCGGAAGTCGGAGACTACGACAAGACAATGATCGGTCTTGCGAATGTCGACGACACTTCGGATATGGACAAGCCTATTTCAACGGCTACAGCAACGGCACTCGCAGGCAAGCAGGATTTGCTCCCAGCGGGCGTAAACGGTCAGGTCCTTACCTTGGTGGCAGGCTCTCCCGCGTGGGCCACAGCGCCTACGGGAATTCCAAATGGAGGCACTACCGGGCAAGCTCTTGTAAAGGCATCGAACTCAAACGGTGACGTGACCTGGACAACTATCGAAGCCGGTGTCAACGTATCAGCTTTGCAGCAAATCGCAGACGCGGCAGCGATCACTCTTCTTGCAGTTCGGGTTCAAAGAGTTGTGATAGAGGGAGCCAGTGGACCAGCGACAGTCACAATGCCAAATGGAACTATTGATGGACAACTTGTTTATATCGAAGGAAACTCTGACGCGAACCCGGCAACAGTGTTCGGAATTGAGTTCACCGCAGACAGAACTTTGATTGTAATGTGGAATGGAACAAAAGCAAAATGGATGAAGTACGGAGGAAACTAAAATGAAATTTATGATTGCATTTATAATTGCATTATTCAGCGTCACGATGGCGACGGCCCAAATTAAAGGGGTCGATGGAAAGCCGAGTGTAAACTTTATTAACAACGCGATTAAAAATCCGAGCGCAGAAATCAATGCTCTGCACATCACAAAGTCAGTGACCGCAAGTGCTTCGCGCGACACTGACGCTGCGGACGCACCGTCTTGGAATCTACAATCAGTTTTGAACGGTGCTTACGTCGAGTGGGATTTGTTGCCACTGACTGCCGAGATGAAATCAGGCAACTGCGCATTCTCTGGAAACGTAAAAGGGAATGGGGCGCTTTGGGCAGCGCAAGTTCTCGATGCTTCAAACAACGTTCTTAGCTTTACGCAATTCCAAAACACACAAGGATCTTTTGTTCCTTTTAGTGTTCCATATACATGCGCGGACGTGGGCGCTCGCAAGGTTCGCATCGCGCAGAATATTGCGGGAACTGCTGAACCTATAAATGTGAACAATCTGAAGTATGGTCAATGGGATGGTAAAATAGGATCTCCTGATTACGGATGGAGAACATACACTGGAACTGTTACAGCAGACACAGGAACTTTCCCAACATACACTCTGCAAGAAATGCAAGAGCGCAGATCAAATGGAAAGCTTTATTTAAAAGGAAGACTGACTCTTACTGGAACAAATACATGGTCAAGTATCAGAATTCCGGCTCCATCTGGTATTGTGATGGGAACAAATGTTCCTATGTCAATTCTTAGATTCTCTGACATTGGATCAAACACATACAAAGGTTCAGTTACATCAATGAATACTAGCTACGCCTATGTAGCATCTTTTGGTGGAACTAATGGAGCTGCGATATTAGTAAATCAATCGTCTCCATTTACATGGGCGTCTGGCGACGTTATTGATTGGAATATTGGACCTATTGATGTTGTTGGATGGGAAGTTTCATTTCCCGCAGTTACTGCGCAGAATTGGAATTTCGATTGGAGAGATTGTCCTTCTGGATTCGATGACAACTGGACAAATACGACAGTCACTTGCAAGTGGAAGCGTGACGGAGGCCAAGGTTATTTCCAATACAAAGTTTTGGCTACCGGCGTTCCGACGGGTGGGTCAATTGCATTGACACTACCTACGGGAATTTCGCAAGACTCTTCAAGAATGATTCAACCGCCGGGTGGGAATTATGTTTTGCCGGGAGATGTTAATATTCTTGATAACGGCTCGAGATTTTTCCAAGGAACAATTGCAAGTTTAACTTCCACAACTTTTACAGTAAATGCTTTGCAAATTTCCCCCGTGTCCAATGTTTGGGAAAGCGCAATTACACCGTCGTCTCCGATGAGCTGGGTCTCCGGGGATGCTCTTACAATCAATGTAAACTTCCCTGTATCTGAAAACGGCGTGAGCTGGACAGAGACTTGGAATGCGCTTCAGCTCAATCAAACAGTTTACGCAGACACTTCGGTCAAAGCTGAAAAATCTGCCGGACTTACTTCGGTTGATTATGGAACTTCGAGTGTTGCAGTTTCAAACGTTGCGAACGCAACCTCTATCACGTCACCAACATCTTGCACCTATATGCGAGTCGGTGATGTTGTGACTGCATCGTGCAATCTGATAACAGGTTGTACCACAGCGGCAGGAACTTTGACTCAGTTGTCGGTTGTTCCCCCAGTGGCAACAACCAATGGAGTAACTATTCAAGGAACTGTCGGAACCGGGGTATCGGGAGAATCCGGCAGGATTATTTCTACTGGAAATAATATTCTGGTTCAGTACTTCTGTCGGGCCACTGGCGCGGGCGGTAAGATACTTACTTTCACTTACAAGACTCAGTAACCACCAACACGCCCCACTCTTTGTGGTGGGGCTTTTTAGAAAGATTTAAAAAACATGGCAGAAACACTACTAGTCATCTCAGCTCTAAAGTCTCTCGGCATCGACGTAGGTCGCATCATCGAGAGTATGTTCATCCTGTTTGTGGTTTTCAGTCTTATTTTATTCCTTTGCTGGAAATATGTTTGGCCTAAAGTTCAAATCATCGTCGCAAATTTTCAAGCAGTATCAGCCGCTGCAACAAAAGCTTCTCTAGAGATTGAGGAGATGAAAGAATTTGCGGAAAAGGTGAAGGACTCCATCGACAACTTAAACAACACTCTGCAAGAGCATATCGTTCAAACTAGTTTAAGCTTTGACAGTGGGGCTGAAGAGTTTAAAGATATTAAAGAGCGGCTTTCAAAGCTGGAAGCCGTACAACAACAAGGAGGACGAAATGTCTAAGGTTCTATCTATCCTTTCCCAAAAGGCGAAAGAGAACGGTGTCGAAGCTGCCGAAGTAGCTATCGTGAAAGCATACAACATCCTGGAGGAAACTTGCCAAGCTGCGGTTGTTGATCCAGAAACTTCTCAAGTTGAGAAGTCAGTTTGTGGAGCCCTGTCACTGGGTCTTTCCGCATTCAAAGAAGCAGTTGCGAAACTTGCTGACTTGAATAAAGACGGCAAGGTGGGCTAATGGCTCCAGCGTGGCTACTTAGCTTCGCTGTTCAACTGGGAACCGCCCTCGCAAAGTGGGCGGTTTCTGAATCTGTGACACAGCTAAAAGAAGCAGAAGAAAGAGCAGAAAAGGAAAGACTCGATGGAATCCGAAATGGTGACAATGCAAAAAAATACCATGCTGCAAAAACTCGCGCAGAGCAAATTCGCGCTGCCGTTGATCTGCTTAATCGCAACGATACTTAGTGGTTGTGCTGGCGCACCAAAAATGCCTGACGTTCGCGTCTGGGAAACAGCAATCGTTCCAGAGACAAAAGAATGGGTGTGCGGCGAATATAAAATCAAGGACGCAAAGAACTTGAAATTTACTCCAGTGAAAGATCATCCGATCACTCAATGCATTGGAGTTTTTGGTTTCAAAGACAAAGATTTTCCGACTCTGATTGAATACATTCAGGACATGGAAAAATACTACAAAGAAAAACTCAAAAAATGTGAGGCAAAATAAATGGGAACAAAACTTGAGCGAAAGCATTTTAAGCTTTTCGGAAAAGATACAGTAGCGGAAAGAATTATGCAGATCGGGTCTCTGCGCGCGGGAACTCCTGTTCAATCAAAGGACCCTGATGTTCTCCAGGCATTGCCAAACTATCTTGAAGGTTGGCCCGCTATCGTTATGGCCGACAATGCTCCAGCGATGGAGGATATGGGTGCGCTTCAATTTGTTTTTGCATACATGATTGCGACAATCATGGAGCAAGGTGTTCCCGAGTGGAACTCGGCGACTGAATATTTCATCGGCTCCGTTGTGTCCTACCAAGGAAAGCTCTACAGATCAGTGATCGACGAGAACTTGAATAATGCAGTCGCAGTAGGAACGGCATGGGTTCCGCTATCATCCGAATCAGTGAAAAACGTAAATGCGCAAGATACTTACACCGTTATCAACACGGATTCTTATTTGCGCGTCAATGCAGTTGGCTCAACTGCGAATCTGACAACGGTAACTCTTCCATCTCTTGCTGATGTTGCTCTCGGATTCAAAGTTACGATCAAGAACTCAGCAGAAGCATTGAGTTCCGCAACGGTGAAAGTTGTTGTTGACGACGCTGGGACAGAATCAATGGATGGAATGGTTGATATTGATTTGCTATCTGGACCTCCAGTGAACGAATCAATCACTTTGGTAAAAGGCTCCGCAACAAGATGGGATGTGATCTAATGGTAAAAGTATTTTTGAAAACGAATGAAGGATTTGAAGAAATGTCGTTTCACTCTATTGACCTTGCGCAATCATACGCAGACAGCAGAGGATTCAAAATCATCAGATCAAAACTAACAAACAGAAAAGAAAGAAGAGAGGTTTAAAAATGAAATCATTTGCATTCTTGTTTATCTTACTATTCGGATTCTTAGCTCAAGCTTCGTTCTGGATTCCTGACGGCTCCGTGACGAACAAAAAACTTGCGCCGATGAATATTTCATCAAGCGCGAGCGTTATGTATACATCGACTTCACCAAGTCCTATTCCAATCGTGAACATCACGACGACAGGTCGGCCAGTTCTTTTCCAACTAATGCCAGCGGACATCACTGGCGGAACAATCGGAACTCAGCCAGGTTCCGTACTCATTGGAACAGTTGGCGCGGGAACATTTGCCGGGGCCATCTTCTCTGTGAATCGCGGCGGAAGCCCTATCAGATCAATGAGGTATGAAATCGGCGGAGCATCTGGGAATATCAGTTCTGTAACTCCGTGCGCTTCGTTCTCATATATCGACGAGACCGCACCGGCTGGAGTGAACTCATACAGCTTTAGTGTTTCCGGCGTCACTGGACTTTTCCAAGTGAGTTACTGCAAAATTGTTGTGCGGGAGCTTTAGAATGGGATTTTTCAAAAAAGAAAAACCTAACATCGACAAAGGGCTTCTTTTTCGTATTGCGAAAGAGGCTGGAGTTGATCTTGAAAAAGAATTTTGCATCGTAGGAATCCGAGCGAGAGATAACAAGCGCGCGATCTATGATGATGCGATTTTCATCGTCTCTAAAAACTTGTGCAAGTCCTTCACTGCGAACTGCGACCCTGGAGCATACAAAAAAGGAATTGCAAATCTGAAAGCTGGAAACTGGCTTTACAAGATCGGAATTCACGGTTTGTCAAAGCCGAAGTTTTTGCAATACACGGCACTCGCGCAAGCTGACGTTGTTACCGTTGCTCGTGATGAAAAAGGCTTAGACACTGGTTTGTTTGGAATCAACATTCACAAAGGCGGATACAATTCTGTCAGCTCTTTGGGATGTCAAACGATTCACCCTTCGCAGTGGAAAGAATTTATTGAGACTGTGAAAAATTGCACTGCAAGATACAAACAAAAAACAATTCGATACGCGCTTCGCGACGTAATCGACGATAACTAAGGAGATACA